CACCGTCACGCCGCGCAGGACGGTGGCGGCCTTGGTCGCCTTGAGCGCGACCGCGAGCGGGCCCATCTCGACCTCGCCCTTCTTGACGGCACCGGCCTCGGTGAAGTCGGGCAGCCAGGTCCGGACCAGGGGCTGGCCCGAGACGGTCACGCCGTGGAAGCCGTCGAGGCCGACCCGGTAGGCGTAGAGGTCGGTCAGGTTCAGCGCGACCGGGATGATCGGGTTGTTGCTGCCGGCCTTCGCGCCCGCGTCGACGAGCAGGGCGTTGCCGTAGAACTCGCGCCGGATCGGCGCACCCGAACCCGACGTCAGCCCCTCGACGGGGCGCTCGACGTACTGGTTGGCGCGTCGTGCGACGGCGCGGAACTTCGCGATCGCAAGGCTGTTGCCGACGATGACCGAGGGCGGCCCGTCGAGGACCGAGAGCCACTGGTCGATCGCGTCGAGCGCCTTCATGTAGCTGGTGGCCGCGACGTCGAAGTCGGTCCAGTCGCCGCCGCCCGGGAGCGTCGACGCGGTGATCTCGGTCGAGGTCCCGGTGAGCGCCGCGTCGAGACCGTCGAAGCCGTCGGGGGTGACCGCGGTGTCGCCATTGATCAGCTCGTCGGTGAACTTCGTCCGGGTCGCCTTGGCCAGCTGCTCGAGCTGGAAGGCGGTCTCCGCGCCACGGGCGAGATCCGACAGGACGCGGTCGATCTGGAACGCGCCGCCGAGCGGCTTGAGGTCGACCGTGTAGCGCTCCTTGGCGGCCTCGGCCGGGGTGTACTCGGCGTTGATCGCCCGGAACGCGGCGGCCCGCTCGGTGATGACCCGGTGGTAGCCGTAGGTCAGCGTCGAGCCCCCGCCCATCGGGTTGACGGTGTCGTGGAAGAGCAGGCTGTCGAGCAGGGCCGACTGCTTGCGGAACTCGTCGATGACGAGGCGGTCGACGTCGTCCTGGGTGTTGAGCGCCGCCTCGGCGAGGGTGACGGGCATCTGGTGTTCTCCTCTCGTGCCCGCACCTCACGGGGCGGGTGTGTGTCAGCCGGTTCGTGATCCGAGCCGGGCGGCGACCGCGGTGGCGAGGTCGGTCGCCCGTGGCGCTCCTGGCGCCCGGGGTCCACCGTCGACCGAGCCCGGGCCGGGCGTGGCCGGCGCCCGATAGGCGTCTGGCACCCGCGAGCGGTGCGCCTTGAGCGCGTCGTCGAGCCCCGTCACCTGGTCGGTGTCGTCGACCACCAGGGCGGCGAACTCCGCGGCGTTGGCGAGGTCCTCGATGAGCGAGGGCATCGCACCGGCTCGCGCGAGGGCGAGCTTCGTCTCAGCCCGGCGGACCCTCGCGTGGAGGCGTTCGGTGACCTCGTCGGCGCCGGCCTTGCGCGCGGCGGCGATCGCCTTCTCGGTCTCGGACAGCGACGCGGTCCGGAGCTCCTCGAGCTCCCGTTCGGCGGACTTGGACGCGGCGATGGCGGCGTTGCGCTCGGCCTTCATCGCGTCGAGGGCCCGCTTGCCGGCATCGCCGAGGCCCACGGCGTCGTCCGGTGCGGACGGATCCGGGGCAGGGACAACGGCAGGCTGGGCCTGCGGGGTCGGGGCCGGCGCGCTGGCCGCCGGCGGCGTCTGGGGAGGCGTTGCGCCTCCCGCGGCGGGCGTTGCGCCCGCAGGGATGGTCGGTTCGCTCATGACGATCGGGTCAACCTCCGGTGCTGTCAATCGGCCCCGGGATGGGGGCTCTCTACGCATGGGGCGGATCGGTTACGAGCAGGCATTCCATTGCACCCTTGACCCCCATCGCGAACGGCCCTAACACTCGGGACACGCTACGCATGGGAGTGAGTCGACGATGTCCCGCGCACGGGATCTGGCGGTGATGGTTGGCCTCGTCGCCACCCTGACTTCGTGCGAAGGCGGACTCGGGCTGCCGAAGCAGCTGTCCGGCGAGGCCTATCCGGGCGAGCGTCGCGAAGTCACGGGCACCATCGAGGTCGACGACTTCGGCTGCATCCGCGTCCGCCTCGACGGAGGCGAGTCCTACTGGGCCGTCTGGCCGGCATCGGCAAACCTGGGGCAGGACGACTACGTGAATCTCGGATGGTTCCAGGCCGATCTCGGTGTTGGGGATCGCCTCCGTGGGACCGCTGCCCTGACACCGCTGGCGTCGCTTGCCCAGGCCGGAAGCGGCTACTGGCCTCACGCGATCTCTGGGTGCACGGAACTCGGCGAGACGGACGCGATCGTCTTCGACCGGGTGGAAGCCGTTGACGACTGATGGGACCCGGGTAAGGGCCGCCTGCGGCGTCCTGCACCCGGCCCGCTGCGATGCCCGAACGACCAGCGCGGCGTTCCACCCGATGCGTGGCTGGAGGGGGCGCTGGCGCAGGTTCACGGGATCGACACCGTCGCATTGGGGGCGGAGATGATGGGCGACATCGGCGGTGGAGTTGTGGGCTCCGGCGGCGCGGCCGCGAGCTCGGCTTCCCAATCGAGGACCTGCTGCTGGCTGTAGCCGAGCTCGGTCCACAGCTGGCGGCGCGGGACGTCGAGGTCCTTCTTCTTGGTGACCGCATCGACGTGCTGGCTCTCGGACTTCGTCTCGGGGTTGCGGAACGCCGCCTCGGCCCCGGTCATCTCGGCCCACTTCTCGTAGCGGGCGGCGGCCGCGGCCGAGTTGCCCGGTGCGCGCGCCTTGATCCGGAACGCGAGGCGCATGGCGTCTTCGAGCGGGTCCTTCCAGTCGTCGCCCCGTTCGCCCGCGACCGCGCTGATGCCGCGCTCGACCGCGGTCAGGCTCTCGCCGGACGGGAACGTGCCCTGGGTGCCGAGGAGGTAGTGGGGCGGGAACCGGCTCGCGGTCGCGATCGCCTGGACGAGCGTCTCGTGGACCTTGATGTAGCCCGCGAGGTCGGTCTGGCTGAACTCGGCGAGCCTGGGCTCGGGCTCGCCGGGTGCGTTCGGTGGCACCGTGATGAGCGAGTCGAGCGCGACGTCGAACGGCTGGACCGGCGCGCCCGTAGCTGCGTCGACCTCGAGCGCGAAGTTGAGCATGACCTTCTGGCGGAAGGCCCCATAGAGCCCGGCCAGCATGACGTTCGCGATGTTGGCGTTGATCGCGTCCTGGATCGGCACGACCTTGCCGAGCTCGGACTCGCCGACCAGGTGGAGGTCGGGCTTGTTGGGGAACGGGATGACCGGGACCTCGCCCAGGGGGTTCGGCAGCGGCCACGGCTCGCCCGGCACGATCCGCCGCTCCCAGGCCGTGCCCCCGAGCGTTGCGAGCTCGGCCCCGGCGGTGCTCGCCGCGACGGGCGTCCGGTACTTGTAGACGGCGTCGGGCAGGAACAGGGTCGCGAACAGGGCGCCTGGCTCGTCCTCGTCGGCCCAGCGCTTGAGCGCAGCTCGGCGTGCCCCGGTCTCGGGGTGGACCGAGCTGATGACCTCGGCGCCATCCTCGACCCAGATGCGCGGCGACCACTCCTCGTCCGGCCACAACACAAGGCTGAACTCGCCCTTGATGAGCCCGGAGCGCATCCCGCGCTTGAAGCCTGCGTCGAGGTTGTTGTCCTGCCAGATCGACCAGGCGGCCTCGCTCGCCCGGTCGTCGCCGCCGAACGTGAAGCCGTCGACCCCGAGGCGCTCGCTGATCGAGTCGACCACGACGCCCGCGTAGTTGACGTAGATCGGCATCCGCAGGCCAAAGGCCTCGATGACGCGGCGGATCTTGTACGTCTCGCGGTGCCGGCCGTCGTAGTACGCCTGGTAGAGGGCCATGCCGGTCGCGTCGACGAGGCGCCGATCGACGCCCACGTCGTCGCGCCGGCCGACGCGGCTGAACGTCGCCCGGCCAGCCCGCTCGGTGAGGCGGCGGCCGAGCCGGTCGAGCCACCACTCGGGGGTGCCGATAGCGGGAGCCGCGTTCACCGGAAGCTCCCGTACACGCGGGGCTTCGGCGCTGGGGGCGGTTCGAGCATGGCCATCGCGATCGCGCGGACCATGGCCACGGCCGCCGTGTTGGGGCGGGTCGAGTCGTGCTTGGAGCGGGTGACCTTCATGCCCCGGTCGGTCAGGACCGCGGTCGTGTTCGCGACGTGGGCAGCAAGGATCGGGTCGGCCTCGTGGACGAGGCGCCCGGTCGTGATGAGCTCGTACGCAAGCGTCGAGGGCGGACCCATGACCGCCGCCGTCATCGGCACTTCCACCATGTTCAGCCCGTCGTGCCCGAGGATCTCAGCCGACTCGCCGAATGCCTGGCGGTCGAAGCCGTACGCGGGCCCGGGCAGGACCCGCTTCGTCCGCTCGTCGCGCGCCTGGGGTGCGGGGTAGGCGGCGCGGAGCTCGCGGAGGCGGACGCGCATCGCTGCGGTGCTGGCCATCCCGGTCGCGGACTCGGGCGCGAAGACCTGCGCCCTCACCACGACCCGATCCCCTTGGCGCTGCGCGACCGCGACCGCGGCGTGCTCGCCGCCCGGACTGCGGTCGATGCCGACCCCGATCGGGAGGCTTGCGTTGAGCGGCAGGTCGCCCTCGGTCGCCCGCCACGCGCCGTCGCGGAGCCAGGCGTCCTCGAAGCCGACGAACTGGTTGAGGTGGTAGCGGCGCCACTCGAGGAGCGCGCCGCGGGCGCGAAGGCGCGCGAACTGGGCGCCCAGGTACTTGCCGTCGTGGAGCCAGCTGACGGGGTTCGCGGCATACCAGACCGCGGGGTCCTCGATGTCCGCGTCGCGCGGAGCGCCGTACCAGTAGATGAGCGTCCCGTTGACGCGGTCGCGGTAGATGAGGAGTGAGCCGCGGTCCTCGAGCTCGCCGGAGCCTGAGAACATCGACTCGAACAGCTC